CTTTTAAAAAACTTCCAAATCCTGCGTAACATGGATTAGTCAAAGCCACTAAGCATACTAAAACAAATAAATTCTTTTTCATATAAATCAATCCTTTTTCTTGATTTTATACAAAAAATTTTTTTATTCAACTACTCCGCCAGTATTTGCTCCTTGATTACCGTTAGAGTGTACGTGTTGAGTATATGGCACACCATTTATAACAACATTCCCTGTTAAATTTATTGTTTCAGCATTGATATTACATACAGGAGCGTTAATTTGCATTTCTTGCGGATTTGTTTCAGGTCTATATAAAGGAATACAAATTGCGTCATTGATTGAATGCATACGAAAATCACCCAAAGGGCTTACTTCGCCTGTTGAAAAATAGCTGTCCATTTCTCTATCGTTAAAGAGTAATAAACACGGATTTTGAGGAGTTATAGGGTAGCTCATATTATCTGCTGCCGTACCCATATACCACACACGAGCAAATATAGGCGGATAATCTTGCCAAACACAAGTTCCATCATCATTTGTTCTCAACAATCTTTTATTAGTGATTAGACATTTAACTTCGTTATTCTCAAGAACTTCATCAATAATTCCTATTTTCATTACATTAAGTTTTGAAATAGTTTCTTGCTGAAAAGCCCTAAGAACTTCAACTAAGCCAATATTATTGTTATAATCATTAACCTTACTTATCATTTGTTATGCCTACTCCAATATTTCTAATATCGCAATGGATAAAACCTTTTTGAGGATAATATTGTAAATAACCATATTTCCAATATTTACGTATGTTTTGCCAAACATTTGCGATATTTTGATTTTTAATGTGAAAATCAATTGCTTTTCCGTATAAGTGTTGTGAATCAGATACTCCGCCCACTTTAGCATTCCCTTGGGTACTTCTCCACCCGCTATTTATCCCAATCTTTGAACTAGGATAATATTTGTTTCTAAAAGCCTGTAAATAGGTTGCAACTGTATATAAATTTGAAAGAGCATTTAATAATGGATTCATTCCTATGGAGCCATCTAGTGGGAAAAATAACTCACTCCAATAAATATTTGCAGTTAATTTTGACCTTGGAGCTTGTTTATGTTTTCTAATATAGTTATAAACATCTCTAATGCCTGTAACATCTGCATCTAATGATATTGTTTTTTTCTTATTGCCCATAACTGCTTGAATAGATTCTCTTGTATCTCCATTTCCTCCAGTAATAACAAAATTAGAGTTTGGTAACATATTGCCAACAAATAAATTCAATGTTGTTTGTGCGCGTCCGCATTCTGCACCGCTGATAACTCCGCTATGATGAATACCACATACTTTATATTGACCGTTAAAGTGTGTTGGGTCTGTGCTTGAATCAACTTCAACCAATTGACCTACACTTATTTCAGGAGCAAATAAACAATCTATTTCAACTTGTGCATCTCGTCTGCGTGGAGTTCCTAATAATCCGCTCGAAGAAGTTAATTTGTAAATTCCTACATCTCCTCTTACTTCGTTATCGTGCAATACGTGAACTTGCCCATTGTCTATAAAGCAGCTCCCCCCTGTAAATTGCCTTAATGCAATGAAACTTGAATCAGCAACACTCAAAGGACGTTCTATATTTCCCTCGAGCGGAGTTATCGCCCCAGGTTTCAAATTTTTCATATCACCTACGAGAGTTACAACAACCTCATTTTTAGGTGTACCAGCTGCGAAAGTATGATTAGAATAACTTTGAATAATGTCGTTATCCATAACTTGAATACTTGTTATTACTTCTGTTCCTCTACGTTCAGAATAACAACTCATTACTTTTCCGGAAAGAATTAGAGGTAATTCTCCCTCATTAGCTCCATAACCTGCGTATAAATCAACAAAAACATACCGTAAGATGTTAAATTGGTCTTGGAACATTTTATTTCTAGTTGATTCTTTTAGGTTATAAACTCTTAAAGTCGCTTGATTGCTTGATGAAAAAGTATTCCGGTTAATGTCAAATTCCAATTTTAGAGGGTATTTTATAGTGATAACCTCTGCATTAGTCGTGTCAAGGCTCCCATCATCTTTGACAATAGGTATAGTGTATTTGAGTACATAATTTCGCCCAAATTTAATTTTTTTATTTTTAATTACTTGTAAATCATTGCTCATCTATGTTAAAGACCTTTCCCTCAACAAAGCTGACATCTTCTTTTTCTAAAACATACAATTTTACTCTTCCGCTTGAAAAATCATCTAATTTAAACGGCTCTATGTGAAAATCTGCATAAACCATTAATCCAAAAGGGATAATATTTTTGTACATTCTAAGGATATTAGCCCCCAAAACAAGTTTATTTCCGTTAAATTCTCTATCTTTGTAGTTAAAATCAAAAAACCACGCTGATTGTGTCGGCATAAAATATAACTTGAATTGCACTTTTTCTTGCAAATCAAGCGGTAAGAAAAATTTTTGTTTTGCGTTATCGTTTAGGTCGGTTAATTCTATCATTTTATGATACTCCGTGCATATTTTTCCACCATTCAGAACTTAAAACTTTATTCCCATTGGTATTGCCTGCATCTTCTTCATCTGCTCTTTGTTGAGCGTAACGTGAAGCATATTGTTTATAATCAATTTTAGATATTTTTACTTCTGTATATCGAAGTTGTTTCAATTCAACAACAACATCACCTGTATATCTTGATTCTTTTTGTTCAAGATAAGCATTTGTTATAAAAACATTATTCCAAGTACCCATATCATTTACTAGAGTTAAGGGTTTGCCTGTATTACTCAAAATATGGGTTAAAACTAATTGTGGAGTTTGTGGAGTTGTTCTTTCACCTGTGTAGTGTTTTGGTTTTTCAATAGTATTTAAGCCTTTTAATTTTTTTAAAACCTTTTTCCCTAAGTTGCTTTTAGATAAAAGATTATTAATTTTTGTTGTGTTGTAAGCCATTACACCAATTTTTGTTAGAGTTCCTGCAATGCCTTTCACATTATCTGATACAAAATCGTAAGCTGCCATAGCTGCACTCATATAATTTGTTAAAGTTGGAGTTAAAACCGTGGCAATTTTAGTTTCTACGGATACCTCTTCTGCTTTTAAACGTGATTCAAACATTGAATCTAATATGGCTTCGGCATTATCATTTAATGGATATACAACATCACCTATTTTACCTTGTAATCTAAATGTGAGCGGTTTAACTCCTATATGGTCGTGGACAGCACTATTATCTTCTACGTAATTATCGGTAATATCAAAACTACACTCAACACGTTCACTTTGACATGCGTAAAATTTTGCCAATAAGTTATTGGAATTTGAGTTAAAAAGAAATGACCCATTATCAAGGTTTTTAACTTTTTCTACAGCTCCTGTTAAAATTGTTTCAGTTTTTTCAGAACTTTTTAGAGATGAAATTGTGCTTTTAATTTTATCTTTTATGCCCATATTACCACCCCGGTTGAGCCTGCATATATGTAAACATTAAATCATTCGCATTATTTGCCATTTCTCGTGAACCACCTTGAACAGTTGTATAATTTGTTTGGTTATATGAAATTTTATTGTTTGTATCTCCTGAATTGTAATTAGTTGTCGGCTCTGCTAACGGTGGAAGTTCACCTACATAACCATTTTGTAATGCACTTGCTCCACCTGTTAAGCCATCTGTCGGTTGTTTAATACCTAAAAAGGTATTAACTGCAGAACTAAAGACCTTTACCCAGTCCATTTGTTGACCAAAATTCGCAAGGTTTTCAAATATTCCACCAATACCGTTGATTGCATCACCGATTACAGAATTACCACCCAAGGCAAAAACTGCAAAATCTTCTAAGAAAAGCCATAATGCCCTAACAACCGTTATCAATGGATTTGTAACAGCCATAATGATTTTAAGACTTTCACCAATAGCCTTAAATTTATCAGGGATTTGAGAAATAACGCTTAAACCTTTTGCACTCGCTTCCACGATATGGTCTAATTGTTCAACAAATTTTGCTAATGGTTTTGTCATTTTTATTAAAAGAGGTCCGATAGCAATTAAAATCCTTTGTTTAAGATATTCTAATCTCATCTGCATTTGTCGGATTTCAAGCCCTAATGTGTTCATTTCTTTTAATTGTGATGGGTTTAATTGAAATTCTTTCGCACTTTGAGTCAATTTCTGAAATTCATCACTGGACATTCTCAAAATGCCCAACCATTCAGGAGTTAAACCCATTTTTTGAATAAGGTTTGAGGCTGTTGCGTTGTCCAATCCTGCAATTTTCCCTCTTAAATCCTCGATAATATCGCCTGAATTTTTACCCCAAGGGCTTATGCCTAACATTTGAAACTCTGCTGCACCTTGTCCAGTTAATCTGATTTCAGCGAGTTTTGAATCAATCGTTTGTAAACTATTTGCTACTTGTTCAGCTGACATGTTCATATTAGAAAGCATTGCAACACCTGCGTATTTATTGAGTGTTCCAATACCTGTATTAGTTTGTTGGGCAAAGTTCAAATAAAATTGATTAGCTTTTGCCAAACTCATAACCATTTTATCTAATTTAACAGTTGTAGCAACAACTACACCGCCCAAAGCGACAACACCTGCAACAGCTAAGCCAACCGCCCCTGCTGCTCCGCCTGCTAATCCTGCAACCTTTGATAACCCATTTGCGAAACGTCCTAATTCTCCACCCCCTTTAGGGATAAGAGAATTAAACTGTTTCAAGCCTTTCATTAAACCGTCAAGACTTTTACCGCCTTTAGAGTTTTTAGCAACATTGGCGGCACTTTTAACCGTCTTTTCAAATTGTTTATTCAATTTTTCAAGTTCTTTAGAATCAACCTTTACCCCCATTTTGATAAAGATTTCATCGAACATACCGCCTTGTGCCATATTTACTTATCCTTATTCGTATTTATAACCATTCTAGTAGTATCTAAAACCGCCTGAAAATTTGCATAATGGTACATTTTCATCACGACATCACAAGGGGAATCCCAAATAATATTAGGATTTCCCCCAAATAGCCCCTTGTTAGCCATAGAATAAACTATGGTATCACAATCATCCGCCTTTTTGATGTCTATTGCGGGTTGTTCGTAGTCTCCTCGTTCAGGGTTGCGAACATTCCAAGGAGAGGTTTCATAAAAGGGGCTAAATTAACTTGTATAACCTCCTTTTGGATTAAATCATAGTCAACTCTTGCTTCTGGTATATCATCAAATAATTGTTCTGTAATAGTTTTTTCATCGTATGTACAAATTTTCATACATTGCCACATAATACTATTAAATTCTTCTGATACCTCAAGACCTAACAAAGTATTCTTGATAATGTTTAGATATGTTGATATGTGATTATTAACCGTACCTATTAACTCTTGAATTGAGCGAGGATTGCCAATATCAATATTCTGTTTCATTAGTTCTTTTGCAATAACTTGACGAAGTCTTTTAACATCCCTCATAGGGGCTTCGTTAATAACGATTTTAGCCCCATCTGTTCCTTTAAATTCTTTCATTATAAAATACCTCTAACGGCTAACGCACCTTTAAATGTGTATTGTGTTTTGCCTTGGTCTGTATCTCCGTTGGCATTTCCTTTTGTTCCAGGAACTTTAGAAATAACCATACCCCTTAAAGAATAAGTATCGAATGTTACTTTACCGTAACCATCACCTAATCGCTTAGTTATAGAACCGGTCATTAAAGTAGTTGCTACGAAATCTTGCTGTTGTTTATACAACAAACCATTTAAGTATTTATCTGAATCACTACCCCTCAAGACGTTCAATGTCATTTCAAAGTTGTTACCTGATTCATCCAATGCATAAATTGTATTTTGGTTTTTACCTGTAGCAATTGTTACCAAATCGCCAGAAAATTCAACAGTCGCATAATCGCCTTCTCCAAAATCATTTTGAATAGGTTTTGAATTTATAACGAGAACATCACTACCAGTTAAGTTAAATTTTGTCATTTTTCATTCTCCTATGCTTCTATTGTTCCATTGATATTTACAATATGGATTGCACCTGCAGATTTAGCGGCAATTTGAATTAGTGGAGCAATACGTGCTTCACGTTCGGATTGTACTTGTTGTGCAATTGGTATTGAATAGATGTAATAGCCTAATTCGTTAATACATCTGTCAAAATCTTCTGGGTCTCCAAATTTTTCGCTGGAGTTCCAAGTATTACCTTTACCAAAGAAACCATTAGTAACAAATCTTTCACAAACATTAGCACATACAGATTTTAAACCGCTCATTCCTGCTTCTGTTTGTGGTACTTTTGTATTTGTTTGTTTCAAATAATTAAATGCTGCGACTTCCAATTGGCCAACAAATGCCATAATACCTGTTTGGTCATCCATATAGCCACCAGCATTTTTAAATGAATAAGTACAACCTAAACCGCTTGTATAACCGTAAATATCTACACCATGAGTTTTAGCAAGTTGGAATGTTGAATCACCGCAATTCTTATCAGGGTCAATTGTTGCTAACTCTTTCAAATTCATAGTGATACACGTATTTGAACCGTTATAATTAGTGCATAAAGCCTTAGACAAATATGCCGCAGCCGCACATTTCGCACCCTCTAAGTCAGTTTGGGAATAAGCTACAACTTTTGTCTTTTTATAACCACCTTCTTTGATAGCCTTACCTAAAACAGAAATATTATTAAGACTTGCTGTATCTGCAATATAAACTTTTTTAGAAATAGCTTCAATTACTTTAGCATTATTTTCGATTGATTCATTTTCTCTAAATACAGTATCAAGAACACCACCAAAGTAGATTTTATTATTTACTCTAGTAACCGCATCACTTAAAGCTTCACCATCTTTTGCGTTTGTACCTGCAGTAATAACCGCATCAGCAGTATTAAGATATTCTATTTTTGTAATATCTGTACCGGTTACACCTGCACTGAATGAAATTGTTGATTTTGTACCTACTTCTTTACAAGCAAATACAATTTTCTTTCCGTCAACTGAAATCCACACATCAGGATTTTTAGCATTCATTACTTTAACAACATCATCTAATGTTTTAACAGAGCTGAAATCAAGTTTAGACAACTTAATATCATGTCCGCAAGCAGTGATAACAATTTCACCGTCTGTAACTGTCTTAAAATTAGATAATATAGTCTCGTTTAATTCAGGTGTAACGGCTTTTCCTTGTGTTCCACTTGTTGCAACATAAGGGGCAACAATTAAAGAGCCTGAACCACTACGCAAATTAGGACTTTGTGCAAAAATTGCATTAGCCATTTTGTAAGTAAGTGAATCAGAGCCAAAATCTTCGGCAACACCGGATGCATTAACATATACTTTGTATTCGTCTGCAAATCCTGCTACTTCATTTGAAAATAGACCAATATTTGCAGTTACAAAATCTGTCATTCCTTGAGGTGTGCCTGAAACATTTACATTGATAGTATTTGTGTAACTAATTTCTGTCATTTTACCTCTCCTTTTTCTGCAATTGTAAATTATTGAGAATCCGGTATTTTGAAGGTATTAGGGTTGCTGACATCATCAACACCATAACTGAAATTAAACTTATCGTAGTAATCAATAACTTTTGTATATTCGTGTTTGTAACGCACTTCAAATGTCAACGAATAGCGGTAAATTCTTGCACTTCCTTCAATTATTGATGTACTATTCATTCTTGAAGGAATTTGGAATATTGAAATAGCGTTTTGTTCTTGAAGTTCTTGAGCATATATTGAATGTAATGCGGTAATTACTTCAAATCTTCTTAATTTTGCGTCTTTATTTCTTGAGAAAATATCCAATTGGATAGTATCTTGCAAAATTACTTCTTTAATTTCTGTAAACTCTTTGTTTATGGTTTTTGTTGTGTTTGAATTTGCTAAAACTTTTGAACCGATAGATTGAATACAAATTTGGAGCTTATCAGTATAGCCACAAGCCACGTCAGGGGAATAAACGTACACACTAGGTATAATAAACCCTTTTTTATCTTTGCCGTATGTTATCGGCAATTCTAGCTCGTGTAATAAAATATTTTGTATTATTTTTTCAGGCTCAATATTTTTCATTATTCAAAATCCTTAATTACGTGATATTCGATATATCCGTAAAGCTCATAATCTTTGATTGCCATAACTTTATAAGGTATTGAATTGATTTCAATAATTTGTTCAATTCCTAACGCTGGATTGCCTGCTTGAACATGCAACATATTCCAATCCCAGTTTCTTTGTCCTTCAGGTTTTAAATTAACCTCGTTAGGTTTTAAAGGCTGTAAAACACCTTTGATATTGACTTTTTTATGCGTGTTTATAATGTCGTTGTTTTCGTCATAATCTTGTGTAATATAATCAGCGGTAATATTAACCTCCCAACCGATTAAAGCAGTTGAAACGTTAGGTAATCCGCTACCAATCATATTTACTTTTATGTCTTTACCTGCCATTAAATAACCTCATAATCAACCGCATGGACAAAATTACCTGAATCAATCAATGGAGTGTCAGAACCCTTTAATGCGATATATTTTTTACTTATGTTCTTTTCCCATTCTCCATTTGCACCGTGATTAGCAAATGCTTCTAAAATACCCTCTTTTAAATGAGTCCCCATAAGTTCAAAGCCTTTGCCTGTATATTCTTTATCCACCAAATCATCTACAACTTTAGATTTTAATTGTTTAATGTATAAACCACCTTTTAAAGCTTTTTTAACTGGAACTCTTAACCAACTACGAGCCGGTACACCTTTAACTGTTACCTTTTGCCCTTTGTAGTTAAAAGTCTTTGTTCCTACTGTTCCCATTTCATGTTCAAGTCCAATTTGAGCGTAAGGAGTACCGTCAGGCTCATTGCCGCCTAAAACACCTATTTTGACATAGTGCTTTTTATATTCATCAACGACTTTTTTAAGTTTTAAGGCGATATTCAAATCCCCATCAACTGAAACATTTACAATATCTTTAACCATAACCTCACCTATGGTAGTGTCCAACCTGTTACGGTTTGAACGTGTCCTCTTGTTCTTGGATACAGAAGGGCAAAATATTTCAAACCGTAATCAGTTGTTATGTAGTACGCATAAGAAGGACTAGAAAGAAATTTTTGTGGAATGCCGTAGCTTTCTGATACGCTCCCAACCGAACGGCTTTGAAGAGGGAATGTAAAATTACTGGCTAAACCTTGATTACTTCTTCTAATATCACCAACAAGACAATGAGCAGTCAAATACATTTGAGCGATTTCTAAAACTTCATCTTCAAATACTGATACTGGCAACAATGCTTTCATTTCGCCCATTGCTTTTTCAATATCTTCATCCAAGATGTAATTAAATTTTTCGCTTTCTTCGTATTCCGTTGGTAAAAACGGAAAATCACGTTGAAAATATTTCTTAAATGCTTCAACTGTTATCATTTGTTTATGCTTTCTTTTTTGCCTTTGGTTTTTGTGGCTCTTCGTGTTGTTCTTCTTCCTCTTCAATTGGTGCATTAATGTCAACCAATTCATCAGGGTATAACTCAATCAATTTCTTGCCGTAATCATCAGCTACAGTTGCAGCGGTTAGGGGAGCAAGTCTTTTACTTTCTTTTCCCACTTGAATTGTATAAATTCTTTGTGATTTATTTAAAATTTGCATTTATAAAATCTCCTATTAAAAGGGGGAGGAGTTATCCTCCCACCAATTATCCGTTAATATCGAAGTACATTAATTCTTTATCTCTGAATAGATTTACACCAGTAAATCTTGAGTATGCAGCTGAAATATAATCAAAGTTATTAGCTGTTCCAGGCAAAGTAACTGTAAAATCTAATGGAATATCCATTTTGATAGTGTCAGACGCTTTTTTATAAAGAACATATCTATCTTTATTCAAACCTGTGATTTTTGTGTTATGTTCTTTCATTGCATAAGCAGAACCTAAAACTTTAAAATCAGGTACAAATTTTCTTATTGAATTTTCAAGAACTTCAATTCTTGTAGAACCTGCTACAGGGTATGTTTCAGAAATAAATACTGTTAAGCCTAAGTAATCCTCTTGTGGAATTACAAAACGGTTAGGCATTGCAGTATATTTGTTGTTTGTTTGGAATGTTGCCAAGAACCCTGCCAAAAATGCTTGAAATTCTGCGGATGTCATTTCAGATAATTTTTTAGTAATCAAAGTAGTGTTAATTGTTGCGTTAGCTTGATTTAACAAACCTTTGATTTCATTATCTGATTTCAAGCCCCAGAAGAACATATCTTGAATACCCAAGTCATATTGTCTTTTTCTAGCTCTATATTTGGCTTGAACATAATCCATGTTTTGTGTACCAGCTGCGAAAGTACCTTCTTGAAGAATGTTATAAGATACATTCTTTTTCCAACCGATAACTTTTCTTTTGATTGGCTCAACTGCAATATCATCAGCCATTGTATTAGATTGATTTGAAGCTTGATTGATTAAACCGCTTTCAAAATCTGACCCTTCAATACCTGTAGCCCAGTTATATAATTCATTTGAGAATGGATTGCCTTGTCCTACTGCAATATCCACATAGTCTGCCAATGGCACTTCATAATATTTTTGTTCGATAATTTCAGGCAAAACTGTAGATAATGTTGTTAATGGTTGTTCAACACCTAATGAGTTCAACATTTCCAATTCTCTTTTTGAATCTGTATGAGCTACAAGACCTTGAGGAGACCAAATTTCACCTTCTCTATTTACGACTAAAGCTAAATTTTTCATTTTTTATACTCTCCTATTCTTAACCTAATTTCACCAAGATTAAATCACCTGCTGCAGCTGCTGGAGTTAATGCTGTACCAATAGCTGCACCAGTTGTTTTAGTAGCTACTTTCTGACCTGCAATAACTGCTTCTACCTCTGCACCTGCTGCAATTGCTGCACTAGCTTCGCAAGTAACGATTGAATAATCCGCAGCGATTGTAAGCATTTTGCCAGTTGCGTAAGTTGCTACACCTGCTGATTCGTATTGAACCATACCAAATACTGTGTCTGTAGTTTCTGCAATTTTTTCAACACAAATTGTTTTTGCTCCTGCAACGGATTTAATTTTTACACAATCACCTACAACTAAAGCGTCTGCACCTGCGTTTTGAACGTCATAACGAAAACCTTTGTCAGGGTTAAGAACTCTACCTTTAGTATCGGTAACACCAAATTGATTTAATACTAATTCCATTCTTTATTTCTCCTTTTATTAACCAAATATTTTTTTGCCTTTTTCCAATGCTGATTTTGCGTTTGGAGATGGTTTAATTTTGTCAGCTTCTCCTCTGTCGTTAGAGTTCATAACTTCTTGCATTTTTTCAAACCAATCAACAGAGTTTTCTTTTTCTTTAGCTGCTTTTTCTTCCTCTTCCTTAGCCTTAGCTTCCTCTTCGGCTTTTTTCTTCGCTTCTTCTTCTGCCTTAGCCTTTTCTTCTGCTTCTTTAGCTGCTTTTTCTGCTGCAAGTTTTTTTTCTTCTTCATCATCAGCGTTAGAAAATTCTAATGTTTTTGAAACTCTATCTAATAGAGACTTTAAAAAACCTTGTTCAACTTCAATTTTGTCCATACAATAATTCTCCTTTTCTTCATTTATATCATTTTGATTTTCTGGCTTTTTGCCTATACTGCCGTTATCATTAGGATTAACAGAGTTCATATATACCTTTGCCTTTTCGTATCGTGGATTTTTCACAATCGCTAAATGCGTAAAGTTCAAATCTTTAATTTCTTTGTCATAAGGGGTATTAATAAACGTTCCACCGTTACCAAATTCTTTTGGAATATAACTTGTGGATAACGTATAGCCATTTTTTAATAACTCTTTGGCTTCATCATTCCAAGTAACAAAATCACAATCGAAATCCCCTGTTTCATTGTTGTATTCGCAATCAGTAACGTAACCAACCGCATATTTTTCCATATTATCAGGTTTAATCCCTAACTTATGTTCAATGATTACTGGACGACCTTTTAAATTTGGCATGCACTTTTTCAACGTATCTTTTGATAAAAAAACTGATTCGTCTTTATATGTTGCAATACCCTCATACATTACACTTTCACCCTTGTAAGTGTTTGCATAGTCTTTAGCATTTATATTTTCTTTATTTATCCAATCAAGCATATTTTCTACCCCTGCATTATGTTTATTAAACCAATATTATTTTGAATATCTTGAGCAATCGCTCCGATTATGTTTTCATCTCCCTTAGACAAATTCCCCATTGATTCAATATGTCGTAGAGTATTTTCCAAAAGTTCACGCATATTTTGAAATCCAATTGTTTCAGGGATAAAATTTAAACATTTTGCAAGATATTCTGTTGATTTTAACGGCTTTGTACCTCTACCTAACAAACAAACTTCTTTCATCGTGTCTATATGGGTGTCTATTCCCTCACCAATACGGTCAGCAAATAAGTGATTTCCATAAAAATTTTCACCTTTACAGTTATAGTGAATATCTTTTGAGTAATTTTGGATTGCCATTAGGTAACAAATCAACGTATTTATGTTATCCATATTCAATTTCTCCTTTTAAAAAGAGTGTAACAATATTGAAAACTGGCTATTCTATGACAGGAATTGCACGACAGCGACAGTTATAATCTTCTCCAGGGTTGCACATTTTCTTATTACTTCCTAAAAGTGGAGGGTTTTTATAATCAAATATTTCGCCTTTGCGGCTACGTTCGGACATTTGCCAATGAGCTTCACGAGTTCTAGCGTCTTTATGCCCCTCAAAGCCTGTTGCACTCCATTTATATTTGGTTATTCCTAATTTTCTTAAACGAATTTCTTGAAATTTTGCCGTAAAGAGTTCTGTTTCATTTCTTGCTAGGAATTTAGCCTTGTTAAGAGTTACGTTAAACTGTTTGCGGATAACATCAACTAATGAACCCTCTTTAAGTCCATCTAATGCATTCTTTTGAACCAATTGTCTTAATTTTATAGTTTCAGTATCCGTGAAATTTTTGATAGACAAACTTACATTTTCTGTTAATTCATCTTTTAATGCCTGTGCTTCTTCTTTATTTAACCTTGGATGTACTGATATTGATTCTTCTAAATCTTTTTTACTGTCTCCGGTGTCTGTGTCTGTTTCGCTTGTCGGTATTTGCGGGGGTTTCTTCTTGTTAGGTCTATAAAAGAAATTGTTTGTTGCTTGTTCTTCCAAATCTTCTAAAACATAATCAAGCGGTATATCTAATAACTTTTTCAAATCAGGCAGAACGTTTTCAATAATGTTTTCTGTGCTGAATCGATCTAAAATCACAATAAGGCTTTTATGCAGTGCTTCTGCAAACATCATCACATTAGCAATAGCACCTAATAGCTCCATACCAAGCTTATTCCTTGCAATATCGAATGTTTTTGTACGTGCGTTCCATTTAGCCCCTAGTTTCATCAAAGCCTTTGAAATTTCAGCATTAAATTTGCCGTAAAATTTACCATCAACATATTGGATTTGATTTTTCCGCAAAGCTTCAATAATAACATCATGGGATTGGTCGTTATAATAGCCCTCAATAGGTTTTATTACTTCCCATATATCAGAATAGTAATAATCCCACAAAAACTCCTCTATGACCTTAGAAATTGTGTCAGTATATTTTTTTTTATTTATTATTGGTCTTAATTCTTTCATCTCTGAAACCAACCTAAAAGACTATTAGATTTCTCTTTTTTCTTGTTATTTGTTGGGTCTAGGGTTGTATCTTTTTTATCCATAACGGTTTCAACCTTTGCGTCAATCTGAATTGGTAACAAAGAATTTTTATTACAAGCGGTTTTAAATTCTTCTTCTGTAATCAATTGATTTTGGAGAGCTGTCATTAAACGGTTAAACTGATTGTTTTTAACGTTTTCTTGCTGTTCCGCAGATAATACCCTCAAATCAGGCAATTCAATATCTAAATCATCAGGAATAAAGCCCAAAACAACCGCACAAGCCAACTTGTACACCATAATTAAATATGTACGTGATTTAGCCCTAATTTCAGATTTGAGCATTGAATTATAATTTTCTATATCATCTTCACCGGAGTTAAAACCTGCAGATGAAATACCGAATAATTTTGTTATTGGCATTCTCAAATCACTAGCGATATTTTCCTTGTTTTGTTTGTTCATTTCAGGCAAACCGCTAAAACTCATTTGTTTTTGGTCGTATTCATCCTCTTTATCTAAAACAAGTGCGTTAAGATAAGATTTAACGCTGTTAGATAACGCAATTTGTTTAGTAATTTTATCTGTTCCACCAGTTTGACCTAATGCGTCATTGAAACCGTCAATTTTATATACATCTAGCTTAGCTTCGTCTAGCAACTCAAAAATCAAATCTTGATTTTTCAAATAGCCGTTAAGACTTCTAATAAGCCTTTCCACTTCGGACATTCCCCAACCCATGAGCTGTAACCGGCTCAAACTTGGAGCTTCTTTGCCTTTTATCTTCAAAACTCTTGAATAATGAATAGCTTCTCCATAAAGGTTATATGGAGTTTTACTGTTTCCTTGTGGGTCGATTAAATTCTGTGCGTTAATATCTCCCCTCGCTTGGAAATTCAACTCCCATCTGTCGCAAGGGTACAAATCAACTTTATCGCCTTGTTTTATTAAATCAAGACGTAATTCGCTTTCTGGGTTTTGATTTACGTTAATAAATAACCCTGCACCGCCAAACAATCTGCCCCATTTCAAAGCTTGTTTAAATTTCTCAAACCAGTTATTTTCTTGAATATATTGAATAACCTCTTTACAATCTTCTTCGGATAATTGAGAAGAAATAATTTGCGGAATTTCTGCATACGCATCATCCACAGGTTGGTCAATCAAAGTTTGTACAATACCAATTTCAACGTACATTTGCCCCAATAAATCTCGGTTATTCGATAACAAATAACGTCTTAAATTGAGTTCAACGGTTTTTCCTTGTGCAACTTGATTCTGTTGAGTTTGCATATTGAGTGCAAATTCTGTTAATCCGTTGGATTTTTCAGAGATAACAACTTCATTTTTTAAACTTTTTCTATTCTTATTCTTGCTCATAATACCAGTATTTTAGGCTTTTTAAAAACTGGCTATTTACAAAACATCATAAATACTCGTTTTTCGTGAAATATACTGTATCGCCATTGTAAGATTGTCGATTTGGTCATCATGCTTATGAGACATATCACGAGCAAATAACTCGCATTCGTTTATAAACTCTTTGTTAAATCCATAATCAGGATTGTAAGGCAAATAAACATAACCATTAGCAATATAAGGGAGTGCATCATCTACTCTTGTAACCTTATCTTTATCTACTTGAATAGGTTTAATTGGTACATTACATTTTTTCTTCAATGTTTGGATTAAACCTGTTCCGCTTGACTTATCCTCAATTAAAACCTCGTACAAACGTTTTTCATGCCATATTCTATAACGTTTAATAAGTGCTTCAACCTGAACCAATAAATCAGGAGCTTCCCATTTTCCACGGATTAAATCAATCAAATATAAACAATTGTCAGCAACTCCCCAAACACAAAAAACGCTATAATCGTTATATTCCTTTGTCTTTTGTGCAGTATCAGCAGTAATAAAGATTTTACGATATTCAGGATGTGTTTGGTAATACTTAAACCATTCAGACTTAATCATATTTCCGCCTAATGGGATAGGGTGTTGTTGGTATTGAGCTTGAAACATAAAGGTATTGAGTTTTAATTCCTCAATACGTTCTTGCGTGTACTGTTTGGGCAACATACAAATTCCATTTGAATCAAGTAACGGTTTTGACAACGTTTCAAAATTGTATCGACTTATCAAAAACCCTGATAAATCTTCAAGATGTAACCTTTGCTGGATATTTATAATTGCTGTGTTCGCATTATTCAAACGAGATAACAAAGTTTCTTCATAATATCTCAATACGTTCTCTCTCATAACTTGAGAGCGAATGTCAGCAGGTTTATTACTATCATCAAGTATTAACGCACCTGTAAAGCCTTTAGCACTTCTTATACCTGCTCCAAAACCTGTAATTGTTGAGCCTAATGACGCAAAAAGAATTATCCCCCCTTGTGAAGTAACAATTTTTTTGTTTGAATAAATGTTTTTGCCTTCGGTTTTTAATAAGTATTCTCGCCAAAAGTCGTCAATTGGATTTGCTTCTTCCTCCTCGACTTTGGCTTGTGTTGGGTACATAGCTTTATATATAGGGTTTTCGAGAATTTGGGCTATATCTCTTGCAATATCTGACAATAACATTTGAGAAAAAGACGTATAAATAAAATTACACTTAGGATTTTTAGTTAAGCAATAAACAATAAAATACTTTGCAAGTGTTGTTTTTCCTGCTCGTGGCGGTACATTGATATTACAACGGATTACTTTTTGTTTATAAATATTGTCAAAGTAAGTAAATAAGCCCTTGTGCAACTCTTCATATACAAAAGGCTTATTCTCGATAACTCTAAACATATACCTAAACCAATTTTCAAATCCTTGATTTAGAAGTAAATAACCTATGTACTCTTTATTTATCATTGATTACATCTTCAATATGTTTTAACGCTTCTTGTTCTTCTTCTTTAGTTACAAAAACTTTTTGAACAGCAACAGGAGTTCCATTTGCTCCTGTGATTTCCTTACGTTCGCTAAACTCTTCACTACATTTAGATTTTAAATAGTTAAAAGCTAGTTTGGGGTCTGCTTCAAGGTTTTCAGCAACAGTTTTTTTCGCAACAAGAATAGGATTACGTTTTAACTGTTCTTTTCTCCTTGCAAATTCGGGATTTTTTTCACAATATCTGTATAAAGTTGTTTCATTTATAGACACATAAAAGCAACACTCAACATCTGTAAAACCGTACATAAACCCTTCTTCTAATTTCGCAAGGACTTCAGGGGTCATTTTGGTTTTTCTCCCTGCTTTGCCTAATTTACTACCCTTCTTAGGTCGCCCACGTTTTCTTTTCGGTTTTTCTGCCATAAAACCTCCTTTAAGACATTGTAACAATTTGGAATTTAGGCTTTTAATTTGATACGATTAACTGGTTATAGTTGAAAGGTTATATTATGAAAAGATTTTTAATATTAGGACTTATTATGTTTAGTTTCTGTTGTAATACGTGTTTTGCGGAATACGAAACGCAAACCGCAGCAGAACAAGAAATGGCACAAAAAAAGAATATGCAACTAAAAACTCCTGATTCAGCAAAATTTCATAGACTTATAAAAGAAGATTGGGAAATCTACAAATTAGATGGAAATTCCGTTACTGGTGAAATCTATATGTTAAGAGAGAAAAACTATAATAATCTAGCTGCAGCAAAAGCATTAAATGAAATGATTGAAATTATAGAGTTTGAAGCTTCTAACGATTTAGGCAAAAGCCTTTACAAAAGAATCAAAGTTAAAAATGAAGATTATACCAAATTAGATGATGAAACAAAAAATATGATATTCATGTGGAATTATGGGTTTTAAAATTATAACCTTTCCCCTCTTTTCAATCTTCGTAACAAACCAATATGAGCCTTTACACGTTCAGCAATCGGTAATAGCTCTGTACCTTTGATTTCTAATGTGTTTCCTAGCTCGTCAAAATGAATAGTGTAACCTTTGTTATTTAAATCTTTCAATCTACAAATGATAGCACTTTCAGCAAGTGTCAAATCATCTTGGTATTGCAAACGGTTTATAACCTCTTCTTTAGCTAATAACGGATTAAGATGAGCATATTCATACAACTTTGCATAAAGCTTGTGTAGTATTCTGATTCTGAAAATATGCCTTTCATCACCTAATGGCTTTTTATTCCTTTCGTTATCCCTGACATAACAAAGTTCTTTAATCTCTTCTCTTTGAAATATTGTGTAACCTTTTAATAGCTCTCTTTCTTCAACAGATAGCTTGCTCTCGTCTTTATTAACAACGGCTTCCATCAATCTATGGTACTTTGTTTGGTCAAACATATAAACGGTGTAGAACTTATCCCAATCAGGCTTAAAATGAATACGTTTAGTTTTCACTTTGCATTCAAAAAGTTGCAGTTGTGCCATATAAATCAATCCCTTGTTAATAACTATTTTCATAATAAATGTAAACTTTGATTTTTCATATCGATATATTTGTTGAATTTTATTAAATATGCCCTAACTGGATAAGGCAAATATTAGCTATATCGATATATGGATTACAAAAAGTTTTTTGTATTTTGAAATGGAGTACATTTAGTAATTATGAAGAGGAGGATATATGTATCTAAAAATTGAAATAACCGGAGAGAATATTAAAAAGATAACAGAACTTAGAAAATCCGGAGTAAACTTGACGGAGTATTTAAACCAATTATTGACTTGTAACGATATATTACAAAATTTTGAAAAAAATAATCAAAAATGTTATAATGTCAATAGATAGTTTAGCTGATTTAATTAGGAATATAATAGATTATATTAAAAAAAAGGAGAATTGTTACTGCTAATAACAATCCCCTTTAAAAAAGTCAGTGACTTTTTAATTGAACAACTGGTAGATGTTCATTATAGCTGTGATTATCAAATAGATATTTGCAGCTATTTTGGTTAGCCAGTATAATTTAAATAAGACTAACACCTACATTCACCTCCTTATCCTAAAATATAAAGTCTGTTTCTCTTCTTGTGGGGCTTTAATCGTAGGACTAGAGATTATTGTTCATGACTATTATAGTATGCACGACCATGACATGCAAAGGCTTTCAGCACTTTTTAAATAAAAAGAGGGTTTATTCACCCTCTAAACATCTCGCATATAAAAACCAGTAGTCTATTTTGTTATAAAAAGTACTACACCAATAGTTTATAATTCTGAAAAAGGGATAATTTTAGTATTTGTTTTTTTTAAAATCTAAAAATTTCTCAAAAGTCCAACAACTTCGCCAATGATATTCAAATTCTTAATCTTGTCACCCTCAATAAATCTATGCGGAAATTCAGGGTTATTGGATTTTACTACAATTTGGTCAAAGTTCTTGCATAATTTCTTCAAAAATATTTCGTTATCGTAACGGAACAAGTAAATCCTATCATCTATGATTTGCTCACCGTTCCACATCTTGATTATAACCTTGTCATTATCCATTATTTCAGGTTGCATTGATGAACCCTTGGCAAGTATTACCGAATATTTGTTACTCGTGCTGTAACGACTGATAACGTCCTTAGGTACAGATATTTTATGAGAACTTTCATCAAATACCATCAAACCTGCTCCACAACTTCCGGCTACATTGTCATAAAAATCCAGTTGGATTGTGCCAATATCTGCATTATCTTCGCTAACCGCAAGGCTTTTGTTAATTACTTCTTGTTCTTTGTCTGAAATATAACCATCATTTGCCAATCTATTTGACAATGCACCTGCAGAAACATTTAAACCGCCTGCAACAAGGACTTCAGATAAATCCGCATGTTTAGGTTTATAACCTATTAAGTTTTGTAAAGTGTCTAAATACACTCTATACTTCATTTTCATATAATCTATCAACTTTCTATTATTTTTCTAGAATAATCTATTGACATTCTATTAGTTTCGTGATACATTGTATTCATAGAAGGAACTTGAACAATGAAATCAGAACAATTTTCGGTTAGAGTTGCAAGCGAACTGTTCGACAAAATCAACGATTATGCAAAAAAACATAAGTGGACACGCAGTTTTGCAGTTTGCGAGATACTCGAAAACCATTTCAAAAAGTATGAACTATCTGGAGATTTACGATAGTTTTTTGAGAGACAAAAGGGAACTTAAAAAAGTTCCCTCAAAATCTCCATAACAAGCATAACATAAACAAGCCTTAGTATCGACCAAAAGGCTTAATTTGTAATACAAATTTACAAATTGAACATTGACAATTAAATAGAACGCAAGACGTAACCCAGAGAGTTACGCAGTAAAAGTTTTTAATCAGGGCTACTCAAGCATATCCCTTTCTTAATCTGTGTAGGGCTTTGTGAAACACGGAGTTATTCCAAAGCCCAGTAGCCCTGCCATAAGAACTTTAAAAGCCTTTATGTTGTTGTAATAGGGAAAGTTAAAAAAGAAAGGAAGTCTCCTAATCTTATATTATTCTTACAAAATCGGCATCAAGCCCTATGATGCCGTAAGGCTTTTTCAAATATGAAAGGATTACATTATGAATAAATTAGTAAGATTTTTCAAAGAATTGTTAGTCAGCTCAATTTTTGGAGCTTTGTATGGCTACGTACTATTTCAATACATTTTTATTGGAGGATAAGAGAATGGAACAAGAAATTACAGGTGAAAGCTTAGCAAATAGCCTAAATGCTATAATTCTTTATAAGAAGATTTCAACAATTGAAGAAAAAATAAAGTCTTATAAAGAAACAATTGATAGGTTAACCGTTGATATTCCGGAGTTTTGCAAACCGAAAGAAGATAGATTTGAAACGTTTGTAAACCGAAAAATCAATGAAATGATAAGAAATAACACTTTAGAAGAGTGTTACCAAAAAGCATTAAAGTAATGAATCTACTTGTCTAGAGAGGTACCTCCTTATAAACACTGTAACATAAACTAACTAATATAAACTTGATGATGTTAGACATTGTACCTCTCTTTTTTTAAGTATTACATTATATATCACTCTGACCCTACAGGGGATTGTTAATCCCCTTTTTCATTACGAAAGGACAAGATTATGTGCGGTTATGACCCATTCGCATTGTATGACTGGCTAATGGATAGAGAAGCAGAAGCTTTTCAAGCCGGTTATGATAGCTACGAAGATTATTACGCAGCAATGAAAGAAGATAAAGAAAACGAAGATTTCGATAGATACCACGAAGAAAATTGTTAGAAAAGGATTGATTTATGAACGAATTAACAACACAACAAACAAACGGGGCTATAGTCCCTACATCTGCACAAGTTGAAACTTCAAGAGCAGTTCAAGAAGTTCAAGCGGCTGTTTTAGTAGCACAGAAAATGCCTAGAGATGAAATTAGGGCAACAAAAAGAATTATGGACGCGGCAAAACGAAAAACTTTAGCCGAACAAGCCAGCTACTGTTACCCACGAGGTGGACAAACTGTTACAGGACCATCAATAAGAGCCGCAGAAACAATGGCTAAATACTGGGGAAATATTTCTTACGGTACAAAAGAATTAAGCCAAAATAAAAATACTCACACATCTGAAATGATGGCTTATGCATGGGATTTAGAAACGAATACTAGAGTTGAGAAAATTTTTCAAGTTGAACACAAAAGAGATACTAAAAAAGGAAATTATTCCTTAACAGATAACCGAGAAATTTACGAATTAACCGCAAATTTCGGTGCAAGACGTTTAAGAGCTTGTATTTTAGAAGTATTGCCAAGTGATATTGTTGAAGATTTTCTTACTGAATGTGATAAAACCCTTGCAGGGAATAACGATATCCCTTTAAAAGAACGTGTAGCAAAAATGATTACAGCTTTTGAGGGTTTAGGAGTTACCCAAGACCAAATCGAAAAACGTTTAGGTTGTAAAGCTGATGTAATTATTGAACGTCAACTTGTTGAACTTAGAAAAATTTACACATCATTAAAAGATAATTTTGGCAAAATTTCTGATTATTTTGAAACTCAAAAGAAATTTGAACCGGAAGAAGCTCAAAACGTATTAAAGGATAAAAAATAATGAAATTAACAAATAGAAATTATTATTCTAAAAAAGCAAATATGGAATATTTGAGTGTTTCTCAATATAAAGATTTTTGCGGAACAATGGGCAAGTTTGGTTGTGAATATTCCGCACTTGCTAAACTTAAACGAAAATACAAACCTGAAAAAAGTAAAGAGCTTTTAATGGGGTCTTATGTTGATTCTGCTTGGGAGGGCACATTAGAAAAATTCAAAAATAAAACTCCTGAAATGTTCAATAAAAACGGAACACTAAAAGCAGATTTTATTAAAGCAAAACAAGCATATCAAAGAACTCTAAAAGACAAACTATTTTCTTTGTATATGTCAGGTCAAAAACAAACTATTATGACCGCAGAACTTTTCGGGGCAATGTGGAAAATTAAAATGGATAGTTTTATTCCGGACACTTGTATTGTTGACTTGAAATATATCAAAGATATTCACGGAAGATTTTGGATAAAAGACTTAGGATATTATGTCAATTTTATTGAAAATTGGGGTTATGACTTTCAATTAGCTATTTATCAACTTGTAGTTGAAGCTAATACAGGGAAAAAATTACCTTGCTATATAGCTGCAGTTGATAAGAAGAAAGAACCTGAAATCGAACTTATCCAAGTATCACAAGAACAGATGGATTATTCATTGCTTGGAATTTCCGGAAATGTTCAAAGAATACTTGATTTAAAAAAGGGTATTATTAAGCCTGACAAATGTAATAAATGTGAATGGTGTATTAAGAACAAAGTTCTTAAATCACCTATTACAAGTAGTTCACTTATTGAAATATAAAAAGGAGAAAAGACAAATGACAACAATTGGTGCTGCATGGATTAAAAATAATGATAAAGGCGATTATTATTATTCAATCACTTTTGACAAGGCAATCTTGCCATTAACAATTACCGAAGATAAGAGATTAATAATGAAAGAAAATAAAAATAAACAAAATAATGAAAAAGCTCCTAATTTTTATGTAGATATTTTTGTACCTGATAAAACGAAAACTGAAAAACCAAAAGAGGAATAAACAATGGTTAATGAAAATTTCCAAGATGGTTATATTTTATTATCTCGAAGTATTATTAACTCCGAGATATGGAAAAAACCACCGGAATATTTAAAAATTTTTCTTTTTATCTTGGTAAAAGTTAATCATAAAGACGGATTATTTCCACGAGGAAGTAATTTTTTTAATTTCTCTGACCAAAAGCCTGACGGTGTAACGATTAATCAAATTTATAAATTTTTATCGTGGGCAAAAAGCAAAAAAGTGCAAATTTTGGCAACACAGAAATCCACACGGGGAATAGTTATCAAAGTCAATAACTACGGGGAATATCAGACCCCTAATAATTACTATTGGCAGGACAGCGGCAGGACAGCGGCAGGACAGCGGCAGG